GAGAAAAACGCCTACCACCACGCTAAAAACGTGATGGTTCGACCAGAAACCACTCATAAAGACCGGTTTAATATATTGTTCTGCCTCCGATTGCCAACCCAACCGGTCGGACTTGAGAAGCAGAACTCAATGTCCTGCGGTTACCTTTATGGTCGTTAAACGACCGGTTTACTGGGGTTTTTCAGAGCAAAGTGGAACCATAAAGGCAAAACCACTTTTCAGAAAAGGCTCTTTAACGGATGCGAACGGTGCCTAATGCACAAGCTCTTTTACGAATGCGAACGACCACACAATGTAAAGCGGGATAACCGTTTACACTGGCGCTAAAATACAGTCGTTGTGGTTTCGACTGAAGCACTTTGGGTTGATGGGAAAATGTAAATTGGTGGTACACCTATAAAGGTGCACAACCTTGCATCATCGGCTGCAGCATAAGAGATAACCACTCTCTTAGTGCGCCCGCTAGTATTCCTAACGGTTAATTGTGGGGAGGCATAAGTTCCCCTTTGCGTCCCTTTCATCGTAGATGCGCCCGGTGTGAAATTCCGGGTAGCATCAGAATCTGGGAAACTAGATCTAATAGACACCCTAGCCAAACGTGAGTAAGTAGGGCACTCATAATGTCCAGCGCCCAAATTGGTGTAGGCAAAGTTGCCAGGCACCAAACTACTGTGCGTGTATGCGGAAGCCCCATTAAGCGCAGTATTCTTTTCATTACTATCTGAAGGATCGTAAGAAATAAGGGCAGATACATTGAAATCGTCGCCGTCCCTATAAACATGGTACGAAGTCGATCCGTTGAAGTAAGCGTAACACATTGAGACCAAAGCGGCTCTACTGGTAGCAAAGTACCTAGAAAGCACAGCCATTGGCACAGTATTAGGGAATCTAGGATAGTAAGAAAACAAAGGCAATGATGTCTTTACGTTCTGCGCGTTCGGCTGATCGTAATTTGTGTAATTAGGCATCATGATTAGTTGCTTCACGGACAAAATACGCTCACCAGACGTATACTGGTCAACGTCAGGCCTTGAATTAGCACCGACACCTGATTGGATAAACGCAAAACTGGAATTACCAGTAAGAGCCGCCAAACCAGGTACTGCGGGAAAAGCAAATTCAAAATCATCCTTTGCACAAACTTCCACCAAAAACTGTATATTAGTGGACGATTCACCGTTGGCTATCAATGGATCTAAAACTGTCATGGTCAAACCACCGGTACTACCATTAACTCCTGTATACAAGAAGGGCGAGATGTAATCCACATCAAACTCAATGATATTGCTATCACGCAAATCAAAAGTCTTGCAATAGGAAAATGGTTGAGGACCAGCAGCAGTAACTTCCATAGCCGGTACAACGGCATCACCAACAACGGTAGATGGTCGCTCTACAGGCCCTGGAACGAAACCTATAATAACCCTGCCAGCATGAAACTTAGTCTTGGCGAAGTGGAATCTAAACTTAAGCCCGCCACGCCACTGCCTAAACATTTGAGCAAAATAGCATAGAATGCTAGGTTGTATAGCGTTGGTAGTAAGCGAGGAGGTAGCGGGAAACGGAAGATTACCTGTTGGCCTTGCAACAAGGTTACTCCTGTACCAAAAATAAAAAGGACTAATCTGAGTGGCGTAAAGCCTAGTGCCAACCGGATCAGAAGTATTCATTTCACCCACTGCAATCTGGGAATACTTACTCAGAATGTGGGAAAATGCCATCTCATCTGTCTCGGTACCAGGGAATGTTGAATCCACCCTAAGCTTATTAGTTGCAAAAGCACCTAAACTAAAGGCTGGGTTAGGCATATCAACATTTATATCCCCAACATAATCAGATTTGTACATGCGGTGCGGCTCAACCTCAACTCTAGGCTTAGAATATCCTAGAGCAGATGCCGCCTTGGACATGGAAGCCAGGGCCCAAGCAGCAGTGCCACCAATGGCCCGAAGAGGAGGTATACGTCCAACCGCGGATGCTAAATTAGCGGCGGAACCCATTACGTTGCTAAGAACACCACCTTTACGAAGTTCAACTTCGGACATAGGTGGTCCGCGGGTAGAAACGGTAGAAGAGCGTACGTCACCAGACTGAGCGACAATAAGGGTCTCAGTATAGGGTCTAGACCCTATGAGTTCCAAATCCTCAAGATGGAGATACACCTTACCAGTAGGAGCACCCGCACTAGCCAACACGGGTGTAGGCAGAATCTGATTTATGGCAATAACACCATAATTGAATACCGGAGCCTGGGTGGACAAATCAAGATAGTCAAGATCAGCAAACCATGGTATCTCAAGAGACACCATAGTGTGCTCAGCCAAGTCCAACTTGACATGTGGCAACTGTGTGCACAAAGCATTGCTGTTGGACCTACAAAATTGATCCACATCTACAGTTTGCCCATCACGCTGGAAAGATAGAGCCAGAACACCCTGGTGAAAAGGGCTACTCGCGATGGTGGTGGAAAATTTCATAGTAAATCTCACACCTTGCACACCCGACAGCCTGATGGCTCCGTTGGGGAACCAAGTGGTGAACAGCAAACCTACGTTCACATTCGCCTGAAACAAACTAGAGCGCACTGCACCCATAGTGTAATTCGCAATCAAGCGTGGACGGCGAAAATACTCTTTGAGATCTTGCACGTCCGTGTCACCACGAAGGAAGCTTACCGTTGGGGCCGTCTCTTGAGTTTCGGCACAGACGGTCGCTTCATCAATGAAGGACATAACACCTGTATGTACAGGCTCGCCATTAATGGCTAAACTGGTTATAGAGTCACAGTTCTCTGTCATTGCTGGTTCATTGTTAGTGTGTCTATATACGAGATGCTGGCAACACAACCTGGCATCAAGTGTGGCAAATCTCTCTGGCTCAGCCTGAGTAGTAAGGGACAATGCCCAAGGGTGAGGCTTTCCTGACAACTAACCATACACCGTTGCCACGGTATTTATGAATGGTAAGCCCGTATATACGCCTAATACCAAACGTCGGCGCGGGTCGCAATCCAAGCACGAGCAGTCTCCCTATTGTAAAAGGGAAGTTTAAAGTCGTTCTCGGTGGCCCAAGCCTCGATTGGTGGAAAGTATGTTTCCCACACACTCTCCTCATGCAAGCACATCTCACCAAGACAGTGCGTCATGTTCTCATACAGATCACCACGTTGGTCACGTGAGTTCTTATACCAGTAGGGGGTATAGAGAAAGCTCTCTTTGACCAAGGGTGCACTCCAAGCGGAGCCTCCTATAGGCTGGCGGGAAAAGGAGCGCTTAAGGAAAGTGATGTCCTCAATGGACTCATATTTGATGAGCTCGGCTTCCTTCTTATCAGAAGTATAAACAAGCCCGAAAAGCTCATCCATCTTCTGCGCCACAGTGGTCTGATTAAAGACTTCGGCCACTGTGTCTGAAAGGGCAACGATATTGTCATCTCCAAAAGTGCATATGTAGACATAGTTCCACATGTCACGCACATCTCTATTTGGCAGAGAATGCACATAGCATGCGGTGAGAGTAATGAGGGAGTACAAGGAGTTGACAGGTGTCGTCAAAGGGTGTCCACTCGGTAGCGACTTATTCCACTGCACGATATGCTCCATCCGACCATTAAGGCCAGTGAGGTGCCTAGAATGGATAAGATCAAGCCAGAGAATATCCCTAACTTGCTCGTCCTCCTTGCACCAATCTGGGTTGTTAAACTTGTACCAGCGGTTAATGTACCCAAGAATGTGCATATGCACATAGGGCTGCTCGGAAGCATCAAACCTGGAGAAATCGCCACCGAACACCTTCTCGCCACCAAACTTGACCATATTATTGGCAAGCTCCGACCACTCAGTGTAGTGGTTGATACCAGGCGCCATACCTGACTCAGTATGGTGCGAGAACATCGCAGCCAAGAACGCACCAAAGTACATGCGCACAGCAATGGTGTAATCCACCGCCGCACCAGAAATGGCGCGCGTCGCACCTTGCTCAACCTTGTGCAAAGGGCGTAACTCATCCTTGAGGAAATCGACAAACAAATGTGCAAGCCTGACATTACGCTTGGCCGCATCAATAATACGAGCGACATCCTCCCTGAGAGCTGCACACTTCTCACCCGTGAGGTCATACTGATCGCCGCTACCAAACAGGCCCTTCTTACCGACATCGCCAGCTAAACGATATGGATAGCCAGGTGACGTGTCACGTGGGATATTCTTCACTTTCATGGGCTCGTCTGGAACGACAGCCTGATCAAAGGTAAGGATATACCTAGGCGCATGCCTGGTGGCGTGAAAGTGTGGGCCTGTGGCTAAATCAACGATAGCCTGCATGTCCTCAACTGGCCTATACTCAAGTGGACTCTGATAAGCAGACATGGCCTTAGCCATGGGCTCAATACGAGTACCATCCTTGTGAAAGGGCTTCAAGTGAGCCACCCCATTGGGACAAGGACCGGCAATGTCGTCGAACAGACCATAAGCAGCACTCTGCTTGATCTTCGACTTGCCTGCCACATATAGAGGTTTGTCGACGGTGCCAATGTAAGTCATCGACCCGCTCACAAGACCTGCTTGTGTGATGGCACGCTCTCCCTCAGGATCATGGGAAACGAGAATGTCGCGCTCCATACAATTGTTGATGAAGGAATCTTCATAACAACTCAACTTTGAACGCGCATATGCCACATTCTCCTGGGTCAAAATGGTAGCCATGCCGAATCTCGAAATAGACCCAGCTTGCCCAGCCACATGAATGCCCAACAGCGCCCTACCACCCCAATGTTTGGGTTCAGCGATACTCAAAGGAGAACCGCAATCCCCTAACTCGGTGGGCATGGTGTACTTGAGCAAACCGTCCCTAGAGACGCCGCTAACCATGAGGTTATTGACAAGCTCTATGTACGGAGATGTGTGTGTCATCCGACCAAGGGTAAGCTCACTGCTGTAGGTGAAAATCCTGCAAGTGTCCAGCCTGACGGTGATCTCCCGTTGCCTTATGGCCTGGGCCATCTGGGCCTCAGTAAGTAACAGATGCGTGATGTGGCGCGAAGCCTTGATGAAACCCTTGTTGAACTTGACGTAAACGAGATCCACCTCCTTAGCGACAAATGCATTCTTGAAGGTCAAGAATGAAGATATCGGTATGGAGCTGTCGAAGCGGTGCGAGTCACATGAGTAAAACCGCATGTACTTACCCGCGTTCTCACTCTTTTGCAACTCGTCATAAAAGTGGGCAGGCATCACCGCAAGGTCTCCCTCCAAGAATAGGACCTGACCAAGACTAACACCGTCTTTATCCTTGGCCCCCTCGGTGATCAGAACCTTATAGCAGTTCTTATAATATAAGTCCGCCATAACGTCCTTGGGAGGGACGCCCAGCTGACTGTTTGCTTGCTGCTCGGCGAACCTAGGAATGCCCTCAACACGGGCTTTGGTCCTCACCTTGGGCTCCTTGGTGTTACTCTGCTCCTCGGGCTCCCTCAAACCGAACATATCGGCAAAGAGGCCCCAAACAGCAGACACCAAACCCTTGACCACCTTAAGCATAAACTTGAAGGCGTGTATCAGTAGGACCATGGAAGTAAAACTGACAACACCTGCCACTACCTTCAACCATGCTGCATCCTTAGGACAGGAAATGCCAGTGGTATAGCACACTGTTGTGGCTATGTACGCTGGCAAGTTCTTGACACTGTCAGCAACCCAAGCGGCGAATGCCGTCACCCAAGACTTGCGCTCCTCCTTGGCTTCCTCGAATTCCTTCATGAAAGCCACGGGATCAAACGGAGCCTCAAGTCCCGGTCCCACTGGTATGCAATCATCCTCACCTACTGGAGGTAGGATAATGACATTCCCTGTAGTAGCTGGGGCAGGCACGACTGGCTCCCCGACGATACGCCTCATAGCGGCGTACATGCCAGATGGACTCAGTGCTTCAACACCGCCATACTTGAGGGCGCCCTGTGAAACAGCCTCAGGCTCTTCACTGATTGGATGTGAAGACGTCTCCGCAACATCCTTGGCCAGACCACTAGTGGCTTGCTTCGGGAGCTTGAGGGACTCGATCTTCTTCAACCAATGCGTGAAGTCCTCAACTTCCTCTTGGTGCGCCTTCTCCCTACCCTTCAATTGATCCGCCACAATCATGGCCAATTGACCCAGATGGAAGCTGGATTCAACTGTAGGGCTTGGTTCAAGACCGTTGAAGTCATGGTGTACAATACGCCACGCCTTCCACGGCATGCAGTTGATGACATCCAACTGTGTGGACTCATCCGTCAATGCCTCAACATTGGCCTTCCACTCCCTAGTCAGTTTCTCGTAATCGAGAACAACTGTACCTGAAGGCGTAGTCAGCTTGTAGTCATCAGCCAAATAAACCCAATACCCATGCGCAATACGGCGCGTAACCGCCTCTGGAGCGGCTAACACACCGGCACACGCATCTCTGACATTGGCAACGTTGGTGGTACCAACGACCAGAGGAGAGTTAAAGTAAAACCTACCTTTACTCTCAACATCAGCATAGTTGAGGGGAAATGCGAAATTGCCAATGCTGCGTATGACAGTCATAGCTTCATTGTCTGGCGTGTTCGCATTCATTTTCAGCTGAAAAGCATCATCCATAACGTAGGCCAGCTGTTGAATGTATCCATTCCAATAGTCGCTGATTCCCTTCTGCCAAAGCTGTTGAATAGCTTCACTTGCGGGGATCATATCTGCGAGCAAAAGAACGGAAAGTGCGAATGCTTTCAAAAGGGAGGTCTTACCAATGCCGGACCCTCCACCTAGCAAGGTGAAAATGGGTTGTTGCCTAAAGGCATCGGCGTTGTTCATCGCTCCCATATGAGGCTGAAGGCGTGCTGCAAGGCGATCTAGATACTTATCCAGATACACCCTGGCATATTGCGTACGCACCAATTGGCGCATACCAACACCCTCCTGCTGAACAATAGTGGCTGCTTTGAGCTCAGCCAGAGTGGGATTGCGTGCAACGCAGGTCTTCTCAAAGTCATCGACCTTAACAGACCAAGTGCGAAGCATCCTGTCGATTCGATCCGTCCACTCAACTTCCTCTTTGCCAAACATCTTGAGAACTGTATTGACCAGCTTCTCAGAGATCTTGATGAGGTTGTCGAATATGTGTGTAAAGCCCGTGGTTGATCGCTCAGCCACAGATGCTCTACGCATAATCTCACCGGCCATAGCCTGGGGATTTTTGGTTGGCACAGTGACCAAACACACAAGTGTAGACAGAAAGCCCAAGTCACTAGTACCGGCCTGTGCTTGTGGCTCGGAAGAGCGCACAAACCACTTGGAAATGCCGGACCATATCTTGGGAAAGAAATGGGCACCCACAATTGCGAGCACGCCCGCAACCACAATATTGGATGGGATACACTTTGATAAAGTGTAAAGGAAAATGGCAGATGGTATAAGCCAAAAGGCCCGGGAGCACGACTTGGCTGCGTCAACAAAGCCAGTGAATACACTGGATATTTGCTCAACCAAGTTCCCGACCTGACTCCTGAGAGACTCAGGACCAGAACCATCCGCCGGTTTGCCGATAAAACCTGATACAGCATCTAGCACATCGGCAGTGCTCTCACCTGTCTTTTCACACGTAGCCGAAATTCGGCTGCATAGCTTGGAGATACTGCGGGCAACACCGACAGCCGCAGCAGTGCGGACAACGGCATTAACCACGCCAAAGGCCCCAGATTGCGAAACATATTCCTCATCCTCCAAACGGAGGGTTAAGTCCATGCCTTGCTGAATCTTAGCGGACCTGGCGAGATCAATATCAACCTCACGTCTATCCTTAGACACCTCCTTTCGCTTACGCCGAAAGAGGTTAAAAGCTCGCTCTTGCTGAATAAATTCACGCTGAGCACGTAATTGCTTACGATTGGGCTTAAGGCCCCAGTCAGTCTTGCTGATAACAGTAGGCTTGCGTGGCGCATTGACAACAGTGGACATCTTAGATTGTGACATATTGGTTGTAATTGATAGTTGTTGTTGGTAGTTTTGTGGCAAACCCCTAGCCTTACACTCGAACTTAGGACAAGTGTAGCTGCCCGTGGGATACTCCTACAACACATTATTTAGTTGCGGAACACCTACCCCACATTAAGTGGACCCTCAGGAACATTAGACAAAAATCTAGGTTATCACGCTTTCAAAAGCTAAAATAACACGTTTGATCACTGCGACTGTCACACGGTTCAAATTTAATTCTGTGAATATGAGTATACTTGTATTGACTCATTCATTGAATACCATAAGATAGAACGTATGAACACTCCCTACAGGAAGTTTAACCACGCTGTTTTATAAATCTCGCGTATTATCCGCCTCTACTAACGTGCCCAAAAATGTGCACCAACGCCCCTGTTTGAAACAGGGTCAGGATTAGATGGATAATGAAACGCACAAAGTGCGCCTTTCTAGTGGGGAAACCAAATAGAGTTCGCCACCAGGCAATTGCCATGCGCTCAGCGCGTCTTAATTGACAATTCCGAAAACACAAGCAACTTGCTGTTAACCGATGTAGTTGACACCTTAAAACGCGATGTAATTGCGTATTAATCTCAACTTACTTCCTCAAATAGTACGTCGGAAGTAGAGGACCAAAAATCTTAAATTAGGTCTCTCAAAGTTATAGGAATTTGCAGATGTGGAAAACCAAAACGGTTTGCAGTTATCGCCTGCTAGACGGCAAAATAAAACACAGTATACAC